TTCTCTTGGTCCATTTATAAACTTATATGCCAATGTTATTCTGTCGCACCCAGCATAAGCTGCATGCCAACAGTGATGTTCAGGTTCTGAGTATCTACCAAAACGATACCACCTACATTGCCAACCTGATTTGTCTTCGTGATTGACAATAGAATCTGTTTCTTTATCGTAATATCTGAAATAACCATCACCAGTTTCAGACCAAGTAAAAAGAATTTGATAAGCAGCAGCATTCCAATTAGTATGCCAACCAACAAAACCGCCTGGTGGATAGTAATTAAATAATGCGTTTGAATGTGTACCTATAACAGCTGGAAATTCTTTCTTTACTTTGTACGCTATGGCATGAAACTTATCTGGATCTTTCTCGCCCATATTACCAACGGGTTGAGAAAAATGCTCTTCTGGAAATCCAGTATGGTCGTGATATTTTTTAAACCATACATCTCTTAAGTATTGTTCAGAAGTATAATATTGTCCTCTTGTTTTAGCGTCACCAGGTTCCCACATATGGTGAACTGGGTCTTTTACACCTTCTATTGAAAACAACTCATGTCTAAACGATTCAAGTGTTTCTAGAAGTTCTTTATTTCTAATCGCTACTTCCGTCATTACAGTACTCCATAACCATAGGAAACACATTTGCTATAGTAAATGCACATTCCTTAGCTATATCCATATGTTCTTTTTGTGTTCCATTAGCAGACCGTAATTCTATATAATGAATCCAAGAACGAAGGGTTCCGTTCATATACATACGGGATACAGTATTGCCTTCAGGTAGAACTGCTCTTGCCTGCTCCTTAGCAATACCGTTCTCAATAGCCCATTTATATGCTAGTTTCGCCTCATGAATAAGCTGCTGCTGTTTCATTTCCCATGCAAGTTTTAACTGATCATCATCAGTGGTAATAGAGTTTTGTCTATTCTTTTGATCCTGTAACCTGGCTTCTCGTGTAACAAAATCTAAATCTTGTGTAGGATCAGCATATCGTTGACTAAACTCTTGGAATGAAAACGATCGATGTCTGAGTATCTGCCTTGCAATATCACGAGTAGTTTCAATCTCTAAACATACACTTACCATTTCAAATGGTGACCAATGTTTATGTTTAGCCAAATAACGAATAAGCTTTTCAGCTGTAGCCTCATTATTCTGATTAGATGGATTAGAAACCCTAGCTGCATATGCAATTAAATCTTGTAACGATTTCGGTCTATTAACGCCTTCTACGTCTCTAAACCACTCATTAGCTTGACTAAAGCTTATCAGTTTTACTTTCACTCCACTCTCCCCATTTCATAACAAAATTTTCAGCAAGATCTTCGGCATAGCCTAGACTATAATCGAAGACATCTCGTATTTCTACAACTAAACCATCCATTTTAAGAACTACATAAAATCCTCTTGATTCGACGAGGACCTCAGCAGTACGAAATCTATCATCAGACCAATATTGACTTATTAGATTATATTGACTATCAGTCATCGAGTTTAAAGTCCTTAAATCTTTCGTTTGTATTGGTATTCTCAAATACCGGCACATCTTGGACAAGAGTTTGTTGACCTTCTTCTACGTCATACAAACGCATCTTAGATCTATCTATGCCAAGCACAAACCTTTTATTTGCTGATGGGTCATTATATCTATTCTTCAATTGCTTAACCATAATTTGTCCCATCTGATCTAACTCTTCAGAAGAGACTAAAGCAAACATAAGATCTGCCGTAGCTGGTAGGCCAAACGATTCAGATGTATCTTCAAGACCAGGATCAGACGAACCATAACCTGATCGAGTAGTCTGAGTTGCAGATATAATTGGCACATCAAATTCTACTGCTAATCCTCTAAGCTCTTCAGCAATTGCTTTGACATATGAATAAGAGTTAATAGCACCGCCAAGACCTTTCATACGAGACGATGCACAGATATTAAGATAATCAATGAATATAGCATCTGGTTCAAATGTTTTCTTTAACTTCAGTTCGGTTAGCAATGAACGGAAATGATTAGCATTTGCTGCACCTGTAGGATATTCCTTAATAATCAGTCGACCATTACCTTTGGTGACAAGGGATTTGACCTTACGAGATAATGTATCTTTAGTCAAATGCTCTAACTGATCAATAGGAACATTTAATAGATTAGCGTCGATACGTTCGGCAATACGCTCTTCAGCCATCTCCATGGTGATGTATAGTACATCGTATCCTTGTACTAGGTAACTACCAGCCACGTGACACATGAAGAGAGACTTACCAACACCAGTGCCAGCAAGAGCAACGTTGAGAGTCTTGCGTGGTAATCCGCCCTTAGTGATGTCATTAAATTTCTCAAGATCGAACCCGATCTTATCCTCTTCTGCATGGTAGAATTCGTACCGATCTCCCACGTTCTCGATATAATCATGTCCGATGTTAGTATCGAATGTAACCCCGAGAGCTTTCGTGAGAATATCTGGTAGAGCGTTTTTAGTAAGTGTCTTATGCTTACCATCAATGATTGTAATTGATTCCATAATGGCATTGTAAACTGCGCGATCTTGACACCACTTTTCTGTAGTATCGAGAAGCCACTGTTCGTTAATGTCTTCGTCTTTAAATATTTCTGGTAAGATTTCAATGACATGACGATACTGCTCTTCAGTAAAACTATCCGAACCGTCAATTTCAATCTTAAATGATTCCAATGATGGAAGATGGTTGTACTTCGCAACATAGCTTGCAACCTCTCTAAATAATTTTTGATATACTCCTTCGAAATAATCTGCTTTGATGAACGGAAGAGCTCGCCGCATGAACTTTTCATCAACGATAAGATTCCGTATAATAGTCTGTTCAAGATTTATATTCATAGGTTTCTTTCAAGGTTCTATGGCTATTAAAACGGCGAGTGCAGTTATTAGCACATGTTTTTAATGGATTATTATACCACGTTTGAACAATCTTTGTAAACGCATCACCATGAATAATTTCTTCTAATGATCGATCTTTCAAATTAATAGAATCTGATGACGCAACTATTTTTTCAATTTGAAACTTTTCAGATCCTGGTGGTCTGAACCTATACATTTCAGCAGCAGTCCAACAACACGGAAACACTGACCCAGTAGCATCTATAAAAACAGTGTTTTCAAACATAGTATTGGGTGCGAGCGCGCTACAGATTATACGACGATTCGGTGGCGGGGGTTTAGTATTTTTTCTGCCAGATTTTTTTAAAATAAATCTTTCAAATCCCATTTCTTTGGCTAATTTCTTAGCATCGTCGATCTGATGTTTATTCCAATCAAATTCTATAAACACCCATGTAGCCCTACCGCCATGCTTCATAAACGTAGCAGCATTCTCCATGACCTTATAATAGTCTACATTCACTCTGTAGATATGGTTAGTATCTTCAAGACCATCTAAGCCAAAGTTAACTGATACATTAAGTGATCCTAGTTCTTCCCAAAAATCTTGATCTCGATATCCACCATTTGTATTTAAGTTCAACAAAATGTCTGGATTGACCATTTGAAAATATTCTAGGGTTTCTATTATATCGTCACAGAAAAGAACGTCACCATGGTTCCCGTTGAACAAGATGTGTTTTAATCTCTGTATAAGTTCTATAGGTAAATGATCTTTATAAAACTGTGTGTTCAATGAGGATAGTGGTACAATTCTAGGATTTACCCTATCACCTAAAGTCCTCTGACAATCAGGACATCGAGCCTGACACTTATGCGTAGGCTCGATGTGTAATCCTATGATTGATTGATAGTTAAACATTCTGGACAGAGGATTCGATTATACTCAATAATATCGCAGATGTCACTTCTTGTAAGCCTGCATCATCCTCTTTTAGATCTGGAATAGGTGAACTGACAACATTGTAGTTATATTTCAATACACCATCCCCATTTTCTTCTACATCATCAAGCTTAATATTACCAAACCGAATAACGGTCTCAGTAAAATCGCCAGTTAGGATACGGAAGTCCCAAGTGTCACCATTAGTATCTTGACCGGGAACTACGTCAAAATCTTCACCCTGCTTCATCAAATTCCTCCATATTCAGAGTGGTTCGATATCCAATAGTATACTGTTGCTTGACGTATTCCTTGAAATCGGTTTCGTTCAATATGGGGGCCCAAAATTCTTCGGAGTGCGTGTCGGCTTCTCGTACTTTTGGCCCAAGCTCTCCAGTATTTCGATCAAGACGACAATACCAACCAGGGGAAGGCTTATCAGCATAGCGACCAGCAATAGCAACATCAAGTAGCCCAGAATAGGTATCGACACCGCCATCCCAATTAACAGTGATAGGGATTTTAGATTTTTCTTTGACATACCTAGATTTCTCCACATTGATGACAAAATCATAGCCGGTAACATCATTTCCTTTTTTATTTTGTCTACGACCAAGGATCCAGATATTATCTGCTGAATAATATATACCAGTTCCACCACCTACAATATCTTTAGGAAATAAACCTATTTCTTTGTAAGTATGATTTACAGCAATAAGTGGAATATCTTTCATCGTCAGGTAGGGAGTGATCATTCGAAATAAGCCTTTCAATGCTTTTGCACGAGACATATCTGCAACAGATTTTTCGTCTAAAGCATCTTCTAGCTCTTTTTTAGAAGCTAGATTACCTATCGAATCAATCACAACCACTACCCGATCACCACGCTCCAAAGCTTCTAACTGACTAACAATATCAAATTTAAGTTTTTCAACATCAGTAACTGGAGTGTGGAGAACCCTACTAGTATCAATATCAAACGATTCAAAATAAGACTGAGGAGAACCAAACTCTGAATCGTAAAATAAGACGACAGCATCTTCATACTTTTTTAAGTATGCGCTTGCCATCAATAGGGCGAATGACGTTTTAAAATGTTTTGATGGACCAGCAAGTACTGTAAGCCCTGATGATAGTCCACCATCCATATCACCAGAAAGCGCAACGTTTACCATTGGCACTCCAGTGTTAACTAAATCTGGTACGCCGAAGAATTGAGAATCATTTAATACAGATGTATCTTTAATCTTTGAATTCTTCTTAAGTTTATCCATGATTGACATTAGTGAATAACCTTATCTCTGTTGACATATTTTGCATTCATTATATCAACTTCTTTGAGCAATGTAAACCTTTCGTTAAAACGGGTAAACATCTTAATCGCATCAGTATCTGAGAATCCACGAGTTCCATCATAATTTGGTACACGTGTTAGACCTCCACTAATCCTAGGATCTTGTTGCAGATATAACTGTATCATATGATAATCTACATCAAACTCTTCAGAGACATCACTGAGCTGTTCGAAGAACACCTTTTTCATGGTATGAAATGATCTCTGTGCTAGATGTATAAAAGCAGCTTCGCATGGAGATACGTGTGCAAACTGTGCCACTGTTGCCTTACCAAACCTATAGAATATTTCCTGAACTGCCATACTTGCTTGTCCACTCGCACCAAGAAGCATCATTTGAGGTGATGCTCTTTCAGACATATGGTCGGTCTCAAATTTAAGATCTGGGCTATATACAAACTTATCGTTTGTCTTACAAAGACGATCTACCAAATCAGGTGGTAGTGGGGTTTTGATAATAATTGCACAATTACACTTAGCAGCTAGTCGGAAGACCGTGTCTTCTAATTGCGTTGCAAGTACCAATCCATCCTCTTGAATTTCATCAACTGGTAGATCTACAAAAATAATATTCGGCTTCCATTCGATTGCATCTTCGATATGATGCTGAATATTATCAACATGCATAATCTCATTCGAGCTTTTCCCGAACACATACTTTAGCCATGGAATCGATGGCCCATCGCCTACCAAACATACACTAAATTTATCCATTATGTTTTTTCTCCTCAGATTTAGCAACTCTTACACGTAAGCCACTGCTACTAAAACGGTGATTACGTTGGTTGAAATATAATTGAATGCCTAGTTTACGACATTCATCTTTACCTGTAAAATCCTTATCTCTATATTCCTCACCAAGTATACGAATGTCAATAGGATACATTTGAATTATATCTAATAGATCTTCTTCAGATTGATATACAATAATTTCATCTACATATTTGACAGCAGCGAGCTGTGTGTATCTTTCAACTAGCGTTTGTATCGGTGAATTTTTTTCTATTCTATCATAAGATGGGTCTACTTGTAAACAGCAAATTAGATAATCACATGCGCTTTTTGCTTCACGCAGCATACTAACATGGCCTGCATGAAGCAGGTCAAAAGTAGACGCAGTCATTCCAACTTTCATTAAATATGTCCTACGGACTCACGAATAATATCGTTATGATTAAATTCTGCCCAATACAGTTCATAGGCTACACCATCTGCAAGGCATTCAAATTGATGATATACACCAGGTTTTACTTTAGTATAGTCACCAGGATTTAATATTGTTTCATCAACGAGATCATAATCTTTTTGCCATACTCTCACAAGCATTTGACCAGATTCTACATAGAATCCGTTCCACTTAAATTCGTGTTTGTGTTTAGAGCAGGTACCTTTTTTCTTCATCTCTATACGATGAAATTCAAGAGCACCATTTGCTTCGATCAGTTCTGTTGATCCCCATACTTTTCCTGCAATCATTAATTTACTCCATAATAATGCTTATACCATCGAACGAACTCAGCTACCCCATCTTGGATCGATGTAGTTGGCTTATATCCAATTGCTCGTATCTTAGTAGTATCTGACCATGTTTCATCTACATCTGCAGGATGTGCAGCTACTAATTCTTTAACTGCTGTCCTGCC